AATTTATTGAATTCAACTGTATTAACAATGCAGCTGTACAGCCACTAGGACCAAATAATAGGGTCTTAGTAAACGTAGACACTATTAGATCAGTTACTGCAACTGGCGCAAGTGGTGTAAACGCTAAAACTGTAGTTCTAGGTTTTGACACTTTGGTTGCTGGAGCAACAGCAACAAATCCTGCGCGATTAACTTTAACTGTAACTACTGACAAAGGAGCTGCGGTTAATCCTAATATTACAACTGGAAACACAAATCCACTTGTAGACGCGGTAAGATCAGCATTAACTGCTAATCCAGGAGGAGTAAAAACTAAGTGTACACTAGGACTAGATCAAGCTGCTACACCTGTACAAATGTACTGGAGAACAGCAACTTACGCTTAAATTTATGAAATCCCATGGATTTGGTGATAACATAGAAAAATTTACAAAAGCAACGGGCATCAAGTCAGTAGTTGATATTATATCAAAAACTGTTGATGTCCCTTGTGGATGTAATAAAAGAAAATCAATATTAAATAAGATATTTCCATCTAAAAAATAATTATGGCTTTTAAAATAAACCCTCCTTATGATCTTGATTGGACACCTGTCTATACTACAAAAATAGAAGATGGTGCATTGGGTAAAGGCAATAAAAACGGTACAATTCTGGTATCAGATGAATTACATCCTAAAGATGAAGAAAGCATTGTTGAACATGAAAAAGTTCATATAGATCAAATGAAAAGAGGTGATCTTGATTACGATGATGAAGCAGTATATTGGAAAGGTAAAAAATATCCTAGAAGTAAAATGGATGAAGGTAATCCTAAGTTACCATGGGAAAAAGAAGCATACGATAAAACAGATGATTACGAATCATTATAAATAAATAATTATGGCATATAAACAAAACAACCCCTTTAGCAGGAAAACCTCATCTCCATTAAAGTCACTAGATCCTAGTGCCTATACTTCATATGCAGATAGATTTGCAAATCCTGATTTTAATCAAGAAACGGATGATTTTTATGCTAGAGAATTAGCTAGAAAAAAAGAGACTAGAGGTACAAATACTTATGCAGATGTAATGCATGATAGATATAAAATAAATAGACCTTATTATAAATCTAAAAATAGTAGAAAGTACCCGCATTTAATGTCTAGACATAATATGAAGGGTAATATGACAGACCCTATGGATCCTAATAGGTTATATTCAATTGATAACCCAGAAACATTAGGAGTAAGTGGTGTTAATAATACTCAAAGAGAATATGATAAATATATCCAAGATAGACTTGCTCAATTATCTCTTAAAGGACTTACTAAACAACAATTAAAAGAATTTGAGTTTAACGCAAAACAATCATCAAATATGTATGATGAAGTAATTAATAATTTGGATGTAAACGAATCTACATTTGACCAATCATTAAAGAACGCATATAATACTAATCAATTTGGCCCAGGGTCTAGGACCTATAATGCTTTGGGCGGACCAGGGAATATTGTTGCATATAACACCCAACAGTACATAGACGATCTCAAAGCGTTAAATACAAGAGCTTCAAAAACACAAGATACTTCTGATAAATTTAGGAATGTAGGTTATGATGCTGATGAAACAATGCGTCAATTTGATCAATCTGATTATCGAGCACCTACTATGGAAGAATTACACTCTAAATATTTCGGGAAAGATCCTAGGTCTGGCATGGTAAATTATGGAAAAGGAACAAGATTTAACACAAGATCTGGTAATTAAAAATGGCAAAAAAGAAATTTAGAGACACAAAAGTCGGTGGTTTTTTAACCAAGGTAGCCCCCGGAATTTTAGGGATAGCTGGCGATATATTACCAGATGCAGGTATCTTTGGGATAGTAAAAAATCTTATAACTAAAGACGATACATTACCACCAGAAGATAAAGAGAAAGCTTTAATGTTATTAGAGCAAGATATGGTAGAGATGGAAGAAGTATCAAAACGTTGGGATAGCGATATGAAATCCGATTCATGGCTTAGTAAAAATACACGACCGATGTCTTTAATATTTTTAACATTATCTATGGTATTATTAATATTATTAGATAGTTTTGAATGGGATTTTCATGTAAGTGAAGGATGGGTAAGTTTATTACAAACCCTTCTTGTTACTGTATATGTAGCTTATTTCGGTTCTCGTGGAGCAGAAAAATTCCAATCTATAAAAAAATAGTAAAAATCTTTAAAAATAGGTGATTATATTATAGAACAATTAAATTATCTTATGGACTATAATAACCTATTTCACCAATGTGCAGAATTTTTAAGATGGTTAGCGCCTATATTAGGTCTAACTTATAAAGAATTAAATATATGGATTTTTGTAATTATAGAACCATTAATATTTTTTATTATGGTTTTTTGGATTATAAAATTAAAAAAACAAATCAATGGCTTACAGACAAAACAACCCCTTTAACAGAGTATCTCCTTTAAATCAACTTAGTACAGGATCAAATCTTGGAGGGGGTTTAGTTAGTAAAATGATAGGAGGTTTAAGAGGCATTAAAAATAAAGTCGTAGATTTAGCTACCGATAGAAGTTCGGGTTTACCTCTCCCTGCTAGAGCATTAATAAATGATTTAAGCGGAAAAAGAAGAGATTTAACCACAGAGGATTTAAACCCTGAATTAAAAGATGCCTATTTTAGAGCATACTACGCTGCGTCTCAAAGGGAAGGAAATACTCCAGATTCTGGATATATAGATTATGGGGATTATTCTGTGGGTGCCAGCGAAGGCGGTGAAGGTATGGCTAAGCAGTTAGAATTGCTTAATAATCCTGGTTATCAAGCAAGATATACAACAGGTAAAGCGGCTTATACAAGAAATCCTGATGGAACTATTTCTATTTCAGATACCTTTGATTTTAATGATGCAGGTGAAGGATTAAATAATGAAGAAAAAAAATTAGCTATAGAAAAAGAATTAAGTAATATACCTGAAGGAAATGTAAAAGATAGAGCACGAGTATATGCAAGATATTATGGCAGTGGACCTGGGGAAGGAGCTAAAGTAAACTTTAACATTAATCCAGAAACAGATGAAATGGATGTTCCTTTATCGGAACGAACTTTAGATAATCCATGGGTGAAAGTAGCTAAAGGAGCTGTAAATTTATACAATAGATTTACGGGTTAAATTAAATTAAATTAAATTAAATTAAATTAAATCAAAAATTATGAAAAAATTATTATTAAGTATTTGTATGCTTATTGCTATGACTAGTTATAGCCAAATAAGTAAAGAACTACCAGGAATATGGAAAGGTAAAAGTAGTAGTCATTATGTATTCGTAGTAGCTAATGAAGAAGAAAAATTACAATTTACAGATGTGTCCTGGAGGGAAGGCAATATATTAAAAGAAGTAGTACTAGATAAAGCAGAAGATTATATTATTACACAAATATATAACCCAGAAAATGACTGGTGGGTATCTATTAAATATACAATGATAGATAAAAATACAGTCCAATGTGAATTTAGTGGTGATAGCACCAATATTTCAATTTATAAACGACAATACATAACAAATTAAATCAAATAAAATGAGTGAAGAAAAGAAAAAACTAACAGAAGAAGAATTAAAAAAAGTTCAAGATCATCAAGGACAAATTGGTAGACTAGTACACAATATTGGTGTATTAGAAGCTGAAAAGCATGCAGCATTACATATGCTAGCTGGTGCAAATGAAGATCAAGAAAAAACCAAAAAAGAGCTTGAAGAAAAGTACGGCGCTATAAGTGTAAATATAAGTGATGGGTCCTATGAGGAGGTGAAGAAAGAGGAAGCTGAAAAAGAAAATGAATAATGTAATACGTAAGATCAGTATTGGTTCGGATTACAAAAATGAAGCGATGCATTATGCTGTTGGACAACAAGTGTATGGTGGTCATGAAATTTCTCATATTATATTAGATGAAAAAGACAAATCTTATAATATTTATATAAAGAAAAATAATGAGGTATTGCCTTGGAAGAAGTTTAACTCTAACATGGCAATATCCATTGAATATGATTTAGAATATTAATGAGAAGTTTATATGATTTTATCATTGAACCTGTTGGTGAAAGATACACTAATACCTCTAAAGTAAATGATAAGGATTTAGTATTAAATACTAAAATTGAAAGCTTTAAATTTGTAAATAGAATGGCTAAAGTTATAGAAATACCTTTAGCGTTTGAAACCAAAATTAAAAAAGGTGATACTATTGTAGTACACCAAAATATATTTCGTAGATTTTACAATATGAAAGGTGAACAACAAAGTAGTCGGTCATCTTTTAAAGATAATTTATATTTTGCTACATTAGAACAAATTTATTTATATAAAAATAAGGGTGATTGGAAGTCTATTAATGATAGATGTTTTATAAAACCCCTTAAAAATACCAACGAATTTAGCACGCAAAAAGAACAACACTGTATTGGTATATTAAAAATAGGTAATAATACCTTAAAAGGTATCGAAATCAATCCAGGAGACAAGGTTGGGTTTAAACCCGGCGGAGAATGGGAGTTCATTATTAATGGCGAACGTGTTTATTGTATGAAATCAAATGATATAGTTATAAAGTATGAATACCAAGGAAACGAAGAAGAGTATAATCCAAGCTGGGCATAAAGCAGTTGAGGAACTTATAAAAGTTGCTAAAGAAAAAATAGTCGACTCTGATGATGATATATCTGCAGATAGATTAAAGAATGCTGCAGCTACTAAAAAATTAGCTATATTTGATGCTTTTGAAATTCTAAATAGAATAGAAGAAGAAAAGAACTTATTAGAAGATAAACCTAAAATAGAAGAAAAGAAAGAAAAAAGTTTTAAAGGGTTTGCAGAAAGGAGGTCTAAATAATGTACGAACAAACTTTATATAAAATATTACCAAATTATGTTAAGTCTAAAATTCTTAAACGAAATAATAGGTATAAAAAATGGGAGTATGGATATAATGAAGACCATGATTTTATAGTCATTAGTAAGTCAGGAATGATAGGCGAAGTATATGAAATCCAAGGATTAAAAATAGCTTTACCAAAACAACCTAAAGAAGTACATAAATTTGAATCTGAAAGATGGGAAAAGAGTTTTTTACCTAAAGTATTAGGTAATATTAAAAGTGTATTTGAATGGGATAAATACCCTGAAGATTTTAAGGAAAAATGGTATGATTATATTGATGAAGAATTTCAAAGACGGGAAGAAGGTTTTTGGTATTCTAATCAAGGCAAACCTACTTATCTTACTGGCACTCATTATATGTACTTGCAGTGGAGTAAGATTGATGTTGGGCCACCAGATTTTAGAGAAGCCAATAGGTTATTCTTTATATTCTGGGAAGCTTGCAAAGCAGATACCAGATGTTATGGAATTTGTTACCTTAAAAATCGTAGATCAGGATTTTCTTTTATGGCCTCAGGAGAGGTAGTTAACTTAGCAACAATATCAAGTGATTCCAGATATGGAATATTATCTAAAACTGGACCAGATGCTAAAACGATGTTTACTGACAAGGTTGTTCCTATATCAGTAAATTATCCATTCTTTTTTAAACCGATTCAAGATGGTATGGATCGACCTAAAACAGAATTAGCATATAGGGTTCCAGCTTCTAAATTTACTAGAAGAAAGATTATAACCGGTGAAGTACTCGAAGAATTAGAAGGCCTAGACACCACAATTGACTGGAAAAATACTGGTGATAATAGTTATGATGGTGAAAAATTAAAACTATTAGTACATGATGAATCAGGAAAATGGGAAAGACCTAGCAATATTTTAAATAATTGGAGAGTTACAAAAACATGTTTACGACTAGGTAGTAGGATTATTGGTAAATGTATGATGGGTAGTACCTCTAATGCCTTAGATAAAGGTGGTAATAATTTTAAAAAATTATATGAAAGCTCAGATGTTACAAAAAGAAACGCCAATGGACAGACTCGCTCAGGACTCTATTCTTTGTTCATACCTATGGAATGGAACTACGAAGGGTACATTAACG